CGCAAGAGCTTCTTCGCGTAGCGGGTACGCATCGCCTTGCGGAGCGAGAAGTCGTTCGGGTCGAGGAAGGTCTGAGTGACCTGCAGGGGGATGTACGGAGCCCAGACGTATCCGGCGTCGAGGAAGCTGCCGCCCTTGAGGCCGATCAGCATCTGGTCGCGCTGGAAGAAGGGGTCTTCGTAGACCATCCACTTGTTCTGCAAGGTGCCGACCTTGTAGATGCCGAACTGGCCCTGCGAGGACAGGGGGCGGGGCATGTCCATCGGGCCGTAGGGCGACTCAGCGCCCGAGACGTAGGCCGCGCGGAAGTCACCGTGCGTGGTGAGCTGCGCGAGCAGGGCGCTCACGTCGGGGCTCGTCACGATGAAGTTCGCGGGCGCACGCAGGGTCTTCTTGTGGATCTGGTTCGAGACGGTCGAGATGACCGTGAGCATCGAGCGCAGGTGGTCGAGTTCGCTGATGCCAGCCGGGGGCACGCGGTCGAACGAGCCGGTCGTCGACGTCGAGTTCTGGAAGAGGTCGTCGATGATCTCGCGATCGATTTCGAGGGCCATTTCCTGAGCGACGGCGGAGACGATCTCGGTCTCAGCGTCGATGCCGTGGAAGGCACGGAGGTCTTCAGCAGCTTCGCTGGACCACAGAGCCTTGAGGCGGCGAGGCTGGGCTTCAACCGGGGCCTTCTTCACGTCGAGCTTCATCGACGGGATCTTGGTGTTCAGTTCGCCGTCGTAGACGTAGAACGCCTTGATCTGGTTTCCCAGACCGCACGCGACGGTGAACCGGAAGCCGGAGATGGCGCCGTTCGCGTAGTTGAGGGCACCCGAGAGCACGTTGCCAGTGAAGCCACCGGCACCGTCATCGGTCGCCTGCTGGACAACGGCACCCGTGGCGACGTTGAACTCGCGGACGATGGTGGCGAAGCCATTCGAGGCGTTCAGCGGACGAACCGGGTTGAACGACAGGGTGGACGAGAGCGGAGCGCCAGCGCCGCCGAAGTCAGCGCCGTTGCCGGTGCCGAGGATCTCGCCGTCGATCTTCTCGGACGTGTAGTTGCGGTCGAAGTCACGAGGGAAGACCTGACCGCGCTGGGTCGGGGCCTTGTTCGTGTCGTAGACGTAGTCGAGGAAGAACACGGCGCCAACCGAGGCCGTCATCGGCTGCACGGACACGATGTCGTGGGCGATGAGGTTCGGGAACACGCGACGGAGGACGGGGAAGATGAACTTCGTGAACGAGCCGACGTTCACGAGGCGAGTCTCTTCTTCGAGGCTCTGAAGGTGCTGCGACTCGTTCTCCATCAGCACGGCAGTGACGCCGAGGACGTAGCGGTCACGCTCCGTTCGGTCGGGCATGCCTTCCAGCAAGTCCTTCCACTTGCGAACGAGGGCACCGACGTAGGTCTTGTCGGCGATCGTGCGGGTCGAACCTTCGAGAACCATGTTGCGAGCTTCCATCACACTCTCCTTCGGGGGTTGAGCGGCTACACCGCCACTCTACAGATTGAACTCTAGCTGAACTTCAGCCTTTGATACCAGCCAAAGCGCGAACTCGATCGAGGCTGATTCCAAGACCCTGCCAGTTTTGGCCTTCGGCCATTGTCCGGCGGGTCCGGGGAGCTTCGGTCTCTTCCGAGATTTCCGTCGGCGTGCGCTCGACGCCGCCGTTCATACGGCCACGGATGCGGGCGCGGACCGACTGGAGGTCGTCCTCGTCACGCTCAACTTCGCGCTCACTCTCCACGAGGGAGTCAACCGCTCGGCGAGAGGACGGACGGGTGCTCTCCACGAGGCCACGGAGCTTGGTCGCCTTCGGATGGCTGGCAAGACGCTCCTCCGCGTAGAGGCGCGTCTCCAGTTCCTTCGTCGAACGCTTGGCTTCGGCGAGGTCATCTTCCAGTTCCAAGCGAAGGGCCTTCTCTTCAGCCATCTTCTTCTCCATCGAAGCCAACTTGGACTCGACAGCGTCGCGCTGTTTCCGCTCGACCTTCCGAGCCTCAGCGACTTCCTTGGCCTTGGCTTCCTGCTCGACCTTCTTTGCCTCGGTCTTGCGGCTCATCTCAGCCTTGACCTCGGTGACACGCTGCTTGAGCGCATCCGAACTATCGAAGCTCTTGAGGTCGCCGACAAGGGTTCGGATGGAGTCGGCGTCGGGGTCGTTGGCGACCATCTTCTCAAGGTAGAAGCGGTAGCCGACTTCCTTGGCCATCTCAGCGAGGGCCGTGTTTTCCGACTCCAGATCCTTCAGCTTGAGGTCACGTTCCGCCAACTGCTTCTGCAGGTCGCGGATCTCGACGTCCTTGCCACGAACGACCTCAGCGGCGTCTTCGGGGAGGAGGTACGGACGGAGGACACCACGCAGAGCTTCCAGCACGGCTTTGGCCTTGCCGATCTCCGGGTCTTCCATCATCTCCTTCCGCAGTTCATCGCGAACTGCGGCACGGACGGTCGAGAGGTTGTCGAGGATTGCCTTCGCGAAGTCGTCGCGGACATTGCGCGAACCGGAACCCTGCTTGGCGCCCATCTCACCTTCGATGCGTCGAGCGAACTCCTGAGCCTTCGCCGCATCGCCTTCGAGGGGTGCCTTCTTGGCAACCATCTCAGCCTCGATGCGCCGAGCGAACTCAATCGCCTTCTCCTGTTCAGCATCAGCGTCGAACTCCACACCCTCGAACAGGGAGCGGCTTTCGCCCATCACTGGGTAGGCGTCTTGGTCAGCCGGGTCTGCGACGAAGTCGAAGGTGACCAGCTTGTAGTCATCCTGCACGATGTCGTTCCCGCTCTCGTTGGTCTTGACGCTGCCGAAGCCACGGCTGGAAACGCCAACGGGGACGTTCGACTTGAGGAGCGCGAGAAGGTTCTTCCCTGCCTCGGTCGGCATGATCTCCGCCTCACCGATCACGAGCCCGTCCTTGACGGAGAGGTCCGTGATGATGTGCGAGACGCGGGACAGCTTGGTCTGGCCATCGCTGGGATGGTCGATCTCGCCCATGACCCTGCGTTCCTTGAGAGCCTTGCCGAGCCGCTTCAGCTCCTTCTCCCAAACACCCTTCGGGTAGACGCGCTTGTTCTCGGTGGCGATGCCGCATTTGGCAAACTCACCTCGAACTTTGACGCGGCCACCCTCGCCTCCCTCAGCAAGAGAGAGGCGCACAATGGAAACGTCGCTCAGAAGTGGCTTGGTCATCAGTACCGTCTCCAGCGGAAGTTGCTTCGGAAAGGGGTCCGGGCCAGTTGGCCGGAGTCCTTCTTTTGCACCTTCCGTGCTTTGCGTCGAAAGGGGTTCAGGTCTCGTTTTTCAGCGCCGATCAGCTCACGTCTCCCGCTGGAGTACGAGGCACGACGATTCCGCCATGCCTCCTCCGTCGAGGACGAGTTCAGTCGTTTCCCGAGGTCTCTTCGACCTCTTCTTCGTCTTCGTCTTCGTTGTTGTCCTCGTAGAGGTCAACGGCGTCGAGGATGGTCTCCATCCCCTCGGCAAAGGCAGCGGCGACGTCCTCAGCGGACTCTTCGAGCTTGCCTTCGCTCATCGCGGTGGCGATGTCGGCGAATGACTCAGCAATCTCGCTGAGTTCACCAACGAGGCTGGCGAACATGCGCTCGTCGCTGGCCTCGTACTCATCGGCCTTCACCCACTCGGTGAAGATGCCAGCCAGCTTGTCGGCGATGATGGCCGCGTTGGCGAACGACTTGAGGGTCTCGTTGGCGTCGACAGCCTCTTGGCGCGTGCCCTTCTGGATCGCCTTGGCCGCGACCTTCGCCATGCGGCGCTGGCCCTTGGCGGACCGACGAATCTTGGCCTGCTTGCGAGCGGACTTCTTGCCGCCCGACGACCGGCGCTGCTTCTTCGAGGCGAGGCGGTCAGCCATCGAGGTCTTCTGCTGCTTGACCTTCTTGCCGCCGCGCAGGGCGAAGCGGATGCGACCGGCCTCGTCGAGCACCTCTTCCTCTTCCTCTTCCTCCTTCGGAGCAACCGGAGCGGACTCACGGATGAGGCCAATTTTGCGGAAGTCTTCTTCCAGAGTGGTGACAACGATCGGGTTTCGCATCGGAACTTCTCCTCAAGGCGTCAAGTGAGACGCGCAACTGTTTTCGCCACGAAGGCACCGGCAACCTCGAATGAGGTTACTTCGGAAGCGATAGAATCGAACACCTTGGCGATCCGGTCAACAGAACCGAACTCAGCCACAGCCTCAACCACGAACTCTCGCACTTGAGTCACATCGGAAAGAAGGTCCGACGCGAACGCCTCCAGAGAGGTGATCGCCTCTTCCCCGCCTTCCTGAATCGCCTGCTCTCGGACGAGGCGGATGGCGTGCAGCGCCGATGTCGTGCTCGCTTCGACCGCCGACAGGCGGGAAAGGAGGTGCGCAACATCGTCATGGACGAGCGCTTTGAAGGTGTCCATCTCAGCTTTTGCTGTGGACCCGTCGTAGAGCCGCCCGAACTTCGGAGCCATAGGCGCTGGAAGTTTGTCCTCACCGAGGAACTTCTGAACCTTGTCAGCACGTTCGCTCAGGGTGGTCTTCCACAGAAGACCTTCACGGCTCTCTGCAAAGGACTTCAGGATGTCCTCGTCTGTCACAGACGAAGCTTGATCGACCAACGGGGCGAGCGCCACGATTTTTTCGTTGGCTTGGTCGACGAGCCCGCGCAAGAACAGGTCGGCTGCAGCGCGCGCTTCCTGTCGGATGAACCGATGCAGGTTCTTCTCAGTCACGACCGTGAGGTCAACGTCACTCGTCCCGGTGAAGTAGACCTCACCAGACTCGCTCAAAGAATACTTGACCCGGACCAACTCAGCTTCGCCGACGAGGGCAACGATGAAGCTTGGGAAAACTCCAAGCAGCTGGGCCGACTGTCCTGCAAAGAGCTTGGAAGCTTCAGTGCGGAGGGCTGAAGTGACCCGAGCAGTCGTGTCCTGAAAAGAACCTGCCAAAAGTTGGGCAAGTTCAATCGAAGGAACAAAAGGAAGGACGCTGCGGGTCATTTGGGCCTCACGCTATCGGGGGACGGAAGGGGCGTCAAGGAACCGCGCGCTTCCGAAAGGAGTTTCAGGGCGGTTTTGCCCTGCGAGCGGAAACCTCAGCGCGCGCCTCGGGCGTTGAGATCTCGGAGCAGACCGCCAATTTCACGCAAGCGCAACTCCAAGCCTCGGTCGGACTTCAGGATGGTGTCGAGCTTGGCGTCCATGCGTTTCGTGTCCTTCGGGTTGTAGCCCTCGGTCAACTCTCGGTCGGAGAAGCCGCTGTGCGTTGGGATCCCGCGACGACGGGCTGCGTCACGCGAGCTTGAGAGAGCCTTCACCACCCGGTTCGGCTGGCGAGCCTCTGCTGGGGGACCATACGGGCCCTCTTCGGGGGGCGCTTCGCCCGGAGGAGCTTCCATCGGTGGAGGCGGGGGCATGATGATGTTCTGTGCAGCGGCTTGATTTTCAGCGTCCTCGGCAGACTCCCCACTGCGCTGCTTCTTGATGGTGACGATCTCGTCTTCAGACAAACCGAAGACGTTCGAGAGAATCCACTGCAGCGAGACGAAGTCCCGCATGCGTGCCGCGAGGTCCGCCTTGGCCGTGCGAACTTCCATCTGAGCCAGCTCGAAAATGGCCGACGGCACCGTCATGTTGATGTCGTAGTCGACAGCATAGGGGTCGAGGCCCAGCGCTGACAGATGGACGCGGGCGACCTTCCGGAGCCCGTTCTTCAGCTCCCGCTGGATGCGGAGGACGGTACGAGCAAAGCGGACATCCTCGCTGGACAGAACCGCCCGGGCCACACCGGATTCCTGCCCAAGATACGCCTTCGGCACCTTGATGGCTGAAAACAGCTTGTCGCGGAAGTACTCGATGTCGTCCATCGCCTGCCACTGCGGGGCACCGAGAGTCTCGATGCGAGTGGAGTCCACGCCCTTCCGGGTAGGAACGAAGAAGTCCTCGTCCTGCGACAGCGCGTCGAACTTCAGGTTCAGTTTTCCAGTGCCCGGGTCAACAAACCGCTTCTTCCGGAAGTTCTGGCGGACACGATTCACGAAGGCGAGGGCTTCCTGCGGGGGCAGATCGCCGACATCGACGTAGAACGCAAAGCGCTCCGGGGCCCGCTGGAGGCGGTACACGAGGGCTGCGTCCTCCAGCAGCATGAGCCGCTTCCAGATCCAACGAGCAGCCTCCAAGGCGCTGTGGCCGTAGACCGAGCGGCGCTCCTTCCCGCGCAAGCGAAAGTGGACCACCTCCCAGCTCTCAAACGCCGCCACCGGCTGATTCATCGGGTCCGTGTTCACCGACAGGTCGAACTTCGCAGACAGGGTTCGCTGGAAGTCGTTGTTGGTGAAGTCGAAGCGCCCCTTGAAGTCCTGCATGAAGCCGATCAGGTCACCCTTCGGGGTTTCAAGGCGGCGGACCGTCGGAGGAGGCAGGTAGTTGATGCCTCTGACGCCGTCAGCGTTGACCAGAAGCTCCTCGTAGTCGTTCCCGTACTTGCACAAGGTTCGTGCAATTTCCCAGATCTCTTCGTCCATGCGAAGCGTTCGATTGAACAAGTCATCGAGGTTGCTTTGCAGAGTCTTGTCTGGAGAGGTGATCCAGATGGTTCGGTGGAGAACGGAGTCTGGCTGAGTCGCGTCGTCCGCGAGGATGTCGAGGGCGGTTGCGATCTCGCCGTAGTCGTCCATCTCCTCGTAGTCAGCGAACCGGAGGAGGAGGTCCGTGTCAAGGCGCAGGTAGTCCGTGAGGGCGTCGTAACCCACGCCCGACATCAGGTCGATGGCTGTGGCGTCGCCACCGCCCAATTCGCCCGTCGCACCCTTGGCAAGCTGGATGTTCGCTTGGTCCTTGTCGCGGCTGAACGCAGCTGAAATTCGCTTGGCGACGTCGTCGGCGAACCCCATCAGCCCCTGCCTTTCATCGTCGCTCGAAACGCGCTGGAGAACTCAGAGGGCTGTCTCTTCAGAGCGGCTGCAACCCGGTTCGCGATCGTCTCCGAAAGAGAGTCAATACGCCAGAAGTCAGCGGGACGCATCCCTTGCTGTTCCAAGGACTCGCAGTAGGCGTCTGCCAGTACGACGGCGAGGTCTGTGAGCACCTGTTCAACGGGGAAAGACGCCGCCGTATAGACGGCCTGCTCGTTCTGAGCTTTCGTCGGGCGGATCAGAATTAGACCTTCGTCGCCACTTCCGAGGCGTTCTGCGAGGGTCAAAGATTCAAGCTCCTTGCGGAGGAGATCGACCTTGGTGCTCATCCGCGACCTCCTGTGCTGCTTCCTCGGAAGAAAGGCAACGGTTCCCAGCGTTCGGCGCCTGCGCCTGCAGGTCCGCCTCCGACCTGTCCTTGGTACTGGTCCGTCATCCAAGAGTCTCCCCCTGTAGCGGATTGGCGAAGAATCGGAAGCGGGGTCGTGAGTTGCTGCTGCCCCAGCGTCCACAGCACACCGGCGAGGGCGTCCGCGCAGTCCTTGCTGCCACGGGAGGGGTGATCGATCTTCCGACGCCGGTAGTCCCGCTGCAGCTGCCGAAGCTCTGTGAGCAGCGTCCCGTGCTCGTACATGAACACCCGGTCCTCGTAGAACGCTGTTTTGAGGGCCTCGTAGGGTTCCGTACTGGTGTCGACTGAGACGATTTTGGCGTTGAAGCCCTTCTGATTGAGCTGCTGCACCAAGTCCGTCGATTGGTAGGAGTCCGTCGAGACAGACGTGATGGTGTAGCCGTGCTGTGCCAGCTCGTAGATGAGGCGCCGCACGTCGCCGAGGATGATTTCGTCTCCGGGCGGCGGAGTCACCCGAAGCATCAGGTCGACCACAAAGACGGGGGCCCGCTCCAGATGCTGCTCACCGTTCGGGCCCCGGCGGACCACATCTCGAAAACTACCGATGTGCGCCATGCAGAGGCCCAGCGCGTCGTGTCGCAGCCCGATGTCGATGTGAACGTGGCGCATCGCGTTGGGGTTGATGATGGGTCTCATCATGTCCGTCTGGCCGCGCATCGAGGGGTCCGGCGTGAGCCGGACGGCCTTCTCCCATACGAATTGACCGCCCTTGGACGGGTCGTACTCCGGCTTTGAGAAGAAGTGCCGGTCGGCGCCGTAGGTCTTCTTGTCCTGCTCGACGGCATCCACCAACTTCTCACGTCTTTGTATAAATGGACTGACGCTTACAACGCTGCACCCAGCTATATCTTTTATACTGCCCTCAAGGTCGCGCTCAAAGTCGAGTTTGAAGTCCTCGGGGACACCGATGATGAGCGTTCCATCTGGGAGTGACGGACGGATGCGGTCCGCCTCGCCCGGATCGAGAATCTTTGATGGGATCGTCTCATTGCCGACGAGCACATGAAACTTGTCGACGGAGTAGTAGTCCTCGGGCTTGATCTCCCAGAGCGCGTAGTCGCGGACGAACAGGGTGGGGTCGTCGCGCGCTTCCTTCAGGCGGCGGCTGACGAAGTCTTCGTGGGTCGTCTTCGATGACGCGATGAAGAGGATGCCCGGGAGCTTCCCTGCCTTCTCAAAACGAGACTTCATACGTCGCTTGAGCGAGGAGTAGATGAGGTCGGCGTGGTCGACGACGCCTGCTGCGGCAGAGTACTTCCCGCGCTTCGGCAAGAAGTTACCTTCGTCCATGAAGGCGCTGATGACGTTGAGACCGAGAGCCGAGGTGTCAGTCGTGGCGCGAGGAGCCACCCACACGTTGTGAGGGAACCGCAGCTCCTTCTTCGTCGCAGAGAAGGGGAAGTTCTGCATGAAGTATGGCGACGCCGTGATCTTCGTCTTGATGTTCTCGAACACGACCTTGGTCGCCAGTTCCTCATTCACCGAGAAGCAGGCGAGTGTGATGTTCGTGTCCTTGGCGAGGCCGAAAGTCTTGTGAGGGTCTTTGAGGCAGGAGATTTCGTAGAGCACGCGCGCGATGCCGATCGTGCAGACGAAGGTGTTGTGAACGACGATTTGGTTGGCGATCAGGTTGTGTGTCCCCGGGACAGACAAGTCGAAGACCGGAATGATGCCGACGTCCTCGCTGGATGCGACACGATCCCAAAGGATCTCGTTGTCCGCCAACCACGCATATTTTCCTGAGTAGCCCTCGGTCAAGCACAGCTTCTGAAACCGCTGACGACTCAGAAGTGAACCGTCGACACACCCGAAGCGACGCAGGAGCCCTTTCCCGCGAAGCCCCATCTCAGAACGAATCTCCTTGAGCTGGGACAGCCCGACAGGAACGAGGTCGACGTTCGGGTTGGACTTCAACGTGAGGCAGGCTTCGTGAACTCGGCGGCTCATCTCCTCCTTCCCGATCACAGGGCCGACCGTCTCGAAGAACCGCGCCACTTCCGTCGACCCCGTCACGAACAGACGCCAAGCCGGGAAAGTTCGACGAGTCCCGTCGACCTTGCTGATGTACGAAGCCCACTTGAACTTCTTTCGCGCTTGAATCCCAAGGCGCAGCAGCAGATGTCTCAGATCGTCGACGAGCCCCTCAGACGCCAAGCACACTTCGAGCTGCGGCAGGGAAGGTCGACCGACACAACCGTCGCAAGCCCAGAAGCGGTTCAGGAACAAAGCGATCTGAGCGTCGGGCAGGCCGTAAAAACCTGCCGGAATTCGCTTGTCACGAGCATGGCCACCGATCTGCCAGTCCCGCACCTTGTGCGTGATGCCTGTGCAGGAAAACATTGTGGCCGCGCCGCTCGGCGCTAGCTCATGGACCCCGGGGACGTCGTTCTTGTGCCAGTTGTTGTAGGTCGAGCAATCCCCCTCCGACTCCACAAGGGCCTTGAATTCCGCAAGAATCGCAGGGGTCTCGTTGGTGAAAGTCGTATTGCTTGTGGTCGTGCCTCCGTCCGAAAGAAGATAGGCGACCAGTTTGACGCTCTCGTCGCTGTAAGCCTCGGCCCGCAAGGGCGGCGGTAGCTTCCGAGGGGTGGCGATCAGGTCCGTCGACGTGAGCGCAGCGGCCTCCACCCACCCTCTGTCGGTGAACACGCGATGGTCCGTGCTCAACACAAGAGCTTGACCTCCCTGCAGCGAGATCCTCACGCAAGGCTTCTGCCCTGAAGCAAACGCGGTCGCGGCACGGGGCTCGAACCTGTGCGCGTCCGTCTTTGAAGGCACACTCAGAGACCCTGCTTCCCGTACAAGGCGACGTCGCCCTGTCGAGGTGTCGTAGATCTCGGTGTCTCCACCGAGGCATTTTCCGATGCCGATGGCCCCGGTGATGATGCACTCGTTGTAGCCGCCTGAGAACAGGTCCACGAGGTCGTCGAGGAACTTCGGGTAGAGCGAGTCGCAGGTGTTCCCCAAGAAGTTCGTGTCTTTGATGAAGGTCCGCATGTCGACTGGCGGCGTCTTGTACTCAGCTGCCGATAGGGCGGCGAGCAGGTTCGGCTGTGCAGGCTGGAACTGCGTCGCCGCTGACCCGGTCGGAGTCGGGAGGTGGAAGTCCTGCAGGATAATGCGCAGGGCCTCGCGCTCCTCTGGGGTGAGCGTCGACATCTCCTTCTTCAGCGACTCGTCCAGCTCTGAAGCTGTGCGGACGCTGACGGTTCGGCCTTCACGGGTTACAAGCATCTTTCAGTCCTTCGACGTGTCGTTCATGTCGATGAGGTCACCGGAAGGATCATTGGACAGCTCGTCCATCTCCCCCGCGAATTCAGGATTGCGATCGGACCGCTCCGCGATGGAAAG